GCCGTCCTCGGTGTCCGGCTTGATGCCCTTGACGTTGAGGACGTCAAGCGCGCCCTGATCGGCCGACCATCCCTTTGTCACGCTGATGGTGCACTTAGGGAACTGGAACCCAGGCGTTGCCGGATCCTCGGCGACAAGCCTCATCATCCTCTCCCCTGATACAACTCCATTCTTCGGGGAGAACGCGGACTTCACCACCGTCTCGCCCTTCTTCTTGATGACGGATGTGGTGAACGCGTAGGAGGCGGGGAGCTGCTTGCTGTCAACCACCTCGCCCTTCTCGTTCTTGAGCTCCTTGAACTCGCCTTCCGTCGTGTTGAGCTGGGATGAGTTTTGAAGAAGGACATCTCCCGTAATTTTTACATATCCGGCCTTGGCCGACCAGTCTCCGGTTGGAACCGCGCCCCCTTCCGGGATGTCGATGAATTCGAGGTCCGGAGCACCCCATGATACTACTGCCATAGCTATTATTTTTTACTTGTAATGTCTGAATTCTATGTGTGCGACCACGAAGGACTGCTGTATGTCGTCATCGCGCTGCGTGTGCACCGCCTCCCGGAGTTCGAACAGGTATTCAGACCTGTCCGCCGTCAGGGCGTCGATTGATGACCGTAGCGCGGCCTCCAACTCCCCGCATCTCCTGACATCCGTCACGAGCGCGCCCCTGTGGCTGCTCCGTATGTCGGGGACATAGACGTTTACCGTGACCACGCCTTTCTGGAACTGCGCAGCGTCAGCCGTCGTGTAGATGACCACGATGTCCTCCTTCTGGGAGTCGCGCGGCCTCTGTCCGCCGTGGTAGATACCTCCCTTGGCCTCCGACGCCACGGGCGTGCCCTTGAGCAGCCTGATGATGTCGTCCGCGATCTGGTATCCGGTGAGACTTCCTTTCATGGTCATTTCAGTTTGTCCGCAAGCGACGAGAGCAGCCTTTCGGCCAGAATCTCGCCGCTCATGGTGACGTTGAACCCCTTGTCCTGCACGTACTCGGCGTAGGCCATCCCGGCCACAAGGATGAGGACGGTCTTGTCCGGATGCCTTGACACGAGACTCTCGGCGTAGGACTTCCCCTTGGCGGCTCCCGGCATGCCTCCGGCGGAGACAGGCGTGAACCCTCCTGAGCGAACGGTCTCGCCGTTGACGGCGACCACATAGCCCACGGATGAGCGGAGGTTCCCGCTCCTGTCCGTGTAGCTCCCCTTGAGGCGCATGTCCTCGACCGCCCGCTCCCCGGTGTCGGCCAGAAAGACTATGACCTTTCCGGTGGCGTCGGCGACCGCTCCAGCGGCGAAGTCCTTGAACGACCCCTTGGGTGTATTGACCGTGACCTTCATGCTCAGACCGTTATCTTTTCCTGTGAGACCATATCCAGTGGCTCGGAGCTGATGACGGAGAACCTTCCTGCCTCCTGTCCGGCCGCATCGTAGAGGGCGAGCCTTTCGCTGCGGCATCCGCATCCGCCGGACTCGATGAGTATCGTGTATCCGCGCTCGGTGACAGCCTCGCCCTCGCTCCTCGCCAGGGCGTTGTAGGAACGCTGATAGAACCTGCACGGGACGCGCGCGCCAAGCCTCTCCGAGACTGCGACCGGATATCCTTCGGCATCGAAGCCCCCGCCCTCGGAGAAGATGAAACGTATATGCCCGTTCGGAAACATCATGGCCTAATAGATTGTCACCTTTGGCCTGACCGTCAGCTCGTCCTTTATCCCCAGTTCCCCGCACTGCATCCTGTACCAGTCAATGATGGCGTCTCTTTGCGCCCTGGTGACGGATACCGGCCCCTGCGTCACGCCCTGAGGCGCGAGCAGCAGCTTCGGAACGGAGCGGACGACCGCCAGATGGACACGCGGGAAGTTCCCGGCCTCGACCTCCTGCCCCCCGTCAAGCCCGCCGCGGAGGAGAGCCTCCGTCACGGACGCGTCGGAGAGGCTGACCCCGAAGTCCCTGAACTGACCGCGTATGTACTCGGCGACCGTCATGCCCGCGTGATGTTAGGCGAACGCCGTGAGGTCGATGATGCCCATCCTGTTGGAGCGGTTGACATCGACGATCCACTCGCATCCGTACTCCATGAAGCGTCCCTCCTTCGTGCGCTCGGTGGCGATGAAGAGGTCGTTGCCCTGCTCGGTGTACGACTTGGAAGGGATTCTGTCGCCCAGCTCGTAAGGGCGGTGGTGGCGCAGGTATCCGATCTTGCCCTCAGGGAGGAGCGAGATCCTCTTGTCCGGCACGGCGTTGACCACCGAGCCGTCCTGCATCGTGATGTACACGTCCTTCAGCCGGATCCTGTATGGGATCTGGAGCGACTGGAACACCGCGTTGACGATGTCCGGGGAGATGAGCGCCGTGCTGACACCTACCTCGAAGCTGGACACCTTGGTGAGGAAGTTGTCCTTGAACTCCTTGCATCCGGCGATGTACTTGGTGAATGTGGAGCGGTTCATCTCCATCGTGGTGGCGTCGCATCCGGCCTGCCGGAGGGATGTCAGACTGTCCATAAGATAGGAGAAGAAGGTGTCCTTCACCGAGGCCTCCGGAGCGAGAAGGTTCTTGCCCCTCTTGAACGGGAGGGTGATGGCGTTGATCTTCACGCCGTTCTCGTCCGCCTTGCTGCGCACCTCCGCCTTGCCGAGGAACTTGAGGTCGTTGAGCATGAGGTCCATGCGCTTGTTGGGCGCGAGGACGCACTGCCGGAAGTCATCCACGAGGAACGCCACGACAGCGTCCATGTCCTCCTGTCTGCCGAGGGCGTTGAGAGTGTCGATGAGCTCCTGGAGCCTCGCCAGGCGGTCGTTGTCCATCTGGTAGGACTCGCCGAGCGGTCCGACCTCACCCTGCCCCTTGGACATCGCGTGGCGCTTGCGCACCGGCTTGTTGGCGTTCTTGTCGATGAACGATCCGATGATGACGGACGACACGTTGCCGGTGTAGGTCTTGAACGTTCCGTCCGGGTTGGTGCCCATCGGGTCGAGGTAATCCGGCCAGTCGATGCGGTCGGCGTCCGTGAGGGTCACCATCGCCCGGCTGATCACGATGTTCATGAACACCGGATTGGAAAGGATTGAGTCTATTGTGTATACCATATTCCGAAATGATTTTTACACGAACATGAAACGGGATGTGAGGGAGGTCTTGTCCGCCTCGGTCACCGGGACGTAGAGCTCTGCCTCCTTGATTTCGTATGCCCTGAAGAGGGCGGTCACGGTCGCTCCGGCCTCGATCTTGGTGCGCGCGTAGTTCAGCGCGTTCGCCGTGCGGCTGGCCGTGTAGGTGGATGATTCCAGTGTGGCCTCGGTGAGCACCGCGCCCGCCGGGATGCCCGCCGTGGTGGCGGAGACGGTGAGGGTGTCGTACTCATCACCGGATGTGTCCACCTTGCTGACTGTGATGCCGACGGAGGACGAGACCATATAGGTGCCGGCCTTCGGGAAGCCGCCCTTCTGGACTTTGATGGATGTGGCCCCCGCGTCCGCCTTCTCCGCGACCTTCAGGTTGTTGACCACATATGCCTTGCGGGTCTCGAAGTCGATGAAGAGCGGGCAGAGCACCGGGACGTGGGACTGCCCGGCCAGCCCGTCGGCGTCGAGGTTGAAGCCTCCCTGGGAACGGTATCCGGAATCGACCGCGTACAGCTCCCTCTCGACCGGCTCGGCGTCAAAATAAGTGATTCCTGCTGCCATGGTTGTTGATGGTTTTTATTGCTTGTTGTTCTTCTCGGCCGCAATCTTGTCTGTCTTCTCCTGCACGGCCTTCAGGAGCGGGTCATCCTCCGTGTCGCCCTGGGCCTTGTCAGGCTTGCGGCTCCCGGAGTGCGCGGCGTTCGCCACCGCCTGCTCGTCGTCCCTGTAGGACTGCTCCACGGTCTCGGCGAAAGCCTTAGCCGCGTCCTCGTCCTCGAACGTCCTGCCGCTTATGATCGGCATATAGAACGACTCTCGCACACCCTTCTCTTTGAGGATGGAGGCTATCGAGGCCTGGAAGCCCTTCTGCTTCGTGGCTGCGTCCTGCTCGGAGAACCGCCTCTCCAGCGCGCCCAGCCTCTCGGCGAGCGTCTTGGCCAATTCCGAATCCCCGGTTTTTTCCTCCTCCCCCTTCTCGTCAGGTTTCGGCTCCCCTTTTTTCTTCCCGTCCTTCAGGCCGAATCTCTCCTCGTAGTCGGACACCGCCCTGGCCGAAGCCGTGGCGACCGCCTGCGTGACCCTGAAGTCCGAGTAGGACTCCGTAACCTGCTGGAACGTCACCCCCTCGACGAGAGTGGGCACGTCCTCCTCCTTTGTCGCCGACTTCGCCAGCTTTCTGGCCACCGGCTCCAGAATCTTGGCGTCCACCCCGGAAAACTTCTGTTGCAGAGCCTCGATGATTGTCTTGTACATAAAGCGCTTGTTTGTTGTTTCAATTACTGCAAAAATAGGATTACAATGATTTCTCGGATAGGACGGCGGCGCGTTATCCCGTGAATCCGGCCGCTATGTTCACGGATTTTGTCCGGATGCCGCCTTTTCGTCACCGTTCTCGGCCCGCTCCCTCCTGATCTGCTCCAGCTCCTCGTCAACCTGGTCGGTCATCCCGATGAACAGGATTCCGCTCTTCGTTGACATGAACCCGTTGTCCTTCGCGCCCGCCGCGAGCTCTATCTTCTCCTTCAGGCTGTCGATGGTGTACGGGGTTATCTCCACGGTTATGTCGATGGACTCGCCCGCGGCCCTGAGCGACGGGCACACGGACCCGATGGCTGATGTCAGAAAGTTGTACCTCCTCTGGAGGAACTCGCCAATGGTCTCGGCGTGGTTCTCCACGGCCAGCAGCGTGGCCATGAACATATACCGGAAGGACACGCCGGAGGCCACCTGCCCCATCCCCTTCATGTTCTCGAACGTTATCCTCGGTGTGGCGGTCATCGCGTAGATGTTCTCCAGAAGAGTGTTTATCTCAAGCCGGATGGCCTCCGGGGTCTGGTCCCACGTCAGGTAGTACGCGTCCGCGCCGTCCTCCACCTTCAGTACCCTCCTCCTCTCGTCCTGGCTGCCGAGCCCTGTGTCTCCGGCGAGGTCGCCCTTCAGGATGAGGTACGGGAAGAAGTGGTAGTCGATGCAGTCGGCGTAGTCGGAGAGCACCTTCTCAAGCCTCCTTCTCTGCGACCTTATCCCGTGGCACAGGCTCTCGTCCCTGTGGGCGTAGATGCACGGGATCTTGGAGAACCCGTGCCGGAAGCTCTTGCCCTCGTCCAGGGCCCACGCGCCGTCCGTCCGCCTCCACACGAGCACCTCGCTGTCCGTGACGGTCTGGAAGTACTCGACCGTCCTCCTGCCCTGAAGGGTGTGCTCCGTGACGGTGTAGGCCCTGCTCTGCGCCACGTAGTCGCCGGCCTCGTCGAAGAACGGATAGAGCGTGTCGCCCCTGAACGGCGACCACACGGCGCACCTCAGCTTGCCCCGCGGCCACCTTGACCCGAACAGCCCGCGGACCTTCGCGGCGACCTTCTGCCAGAAACCGCCGTCCTCCCTCACGTACCAGTACTCGACCACCTCCTGCTCGGACAGCCACGACCTGACAACGCGCTTGTTCTCGTAGCGGATCTTGTTGTCCCTGTTGACCGCCAGGATCACGGAGTACAGCTCGCCCTCCCCTGAATTGTTCGCCCTGTAGTCGAGTATCGGGTCCTTGCCCACGGTGAAGGCCGTGTGCAGGCTCACGATGTCACGCTCAACAGGGAGCGCGACCCTGTTCACGTCCTCGTCCTGGTACACGGCGGGTCTCACCACCCTTCCGTCCTCGCCGTACTCGGCCTCCCTGACCAGAACCTTCCGCTTCTTCCGCACGGTCGGGTCCATCACCTCGTGGCGGTCGGGGTCCCACTCGTCGCGGAGCTCCTTCACATTCGGCAGCGGCGAGCCCCTGTGGCTCTTCAGCAGCTGGATCTTCTTGCCGATGTCCTCCACCGCCAGAATCTCTTCAAGTGTCATATCTATTCGGATTTTGTTGTTATAAATAATATCATTACCTGAACACTCCGGACGGGACGGACGCCTTGCGCCCCCCCTGCCTGCCCATCAGCTTCTCAAGGCAGACATAGCGCACGCCGTCGATGATGTGGTTGAAGTCGTCCACCGGCTCGCTCAGCCACCTCCCGTCCGCGTCCTGCCGGAACGTGTAGTTCTTGAACTCCCTTATCGCGTTGACGGAGTTCGACGTGATGTATATCCTCGGCAGCCCCCGCATGAAGTCGAGGCCCGCCTCCACGGAGCCGGGGTACTTCTTCACCGGATGGACCTTGAGCCCCGCCGCCCTCAGCTCCCTGACGAGCCTCGGGTCGGCGGACTCGCTGATGATGTCGAGCGGCTTGAGCCTCTTGCCCTCGCGGATGATGTCCCTGGAGGTCATCTCCGTTGCGTAGAACCTCTCGTCGATGTAGAGGCATCCCTTGTAGAAGCCCACCTCCGCGCAGGCGGTAGGGTCGGACGAGAACCCGAAGTCGAGGCAGTTCCACCTCCTCGTCACCCACGCCGGAACCGCGTCTATCACCTCCCAGTTCGAGAACACCTGCCCCTCTATGGCCGCCCTGAGGCCGAGGCCGTAGATCTTCCACTTGCGGATGTCCACCGTGCCGTTGGCGTAGTTCTCCTCAGTCGGCTCGTAGGACAGGATCTTCCTGCGCGAGTTCTCGGGGATGAACGGGTTGTCCAGCATCGTGGAGTGGTCGAAGTAGCAGTCCGGGCGCGGGCACACGGTGTCGTATATCCAGTGCTCCACCGCCGACGGGTTGTAGTCGAGGATGCAGAACCGCGACGCGCGCTGCTCCATCTGGTCGAAGTCGTCCCTCGTGGCCTCCATCGCCTCGTTTATCCAGACGATGTCGGATGTCAGGCCGTGCAGCTTCTGCACCTCGTCGAGTCCGATGAACTCGAAGGACGTGGACGCGAGGCGGATGGTCTTGAGCGTCTTGTTCTTCCGGCAGAGGCGGAGGAGGCCGAGCTGGCCGAGCACCGTGTCGAAGTCGCTCCACACGGTCGAGGACAGCCACGTCGCCCTCTTCCTCGCTATCACTATCCTCGTCGGCAGCGCAGGGTTGGCGACCGCGTAGTGTATCAGGAACTGGATTATCGAGAACGTCTTGGAGCTTCGGGAGCCGCCCTCGAACACGAACACGTTGAAGCCGCCCGTCCCCACCGCGGAGATCAGGCGCGCCAGTATCGGCGTCCCCTCTATGTTCAGCTCCCCGCTACTCATCCGGCTTCCTGAATTTGTCCCGAAGCTCCAGGTCGGACTTCTGGTTGTACGTTATCCTCACGTTCACCGCCGTCGGCAGGCTCCCCTCGCCGGATGACGAGGCCTCGGCCTCCTCGCGCCTCTTGCGCAGAATGTTCTCCCTCCACTCGTCGTCGTGGTTGAAGAGAAGCGTGGCCAGCGCCTGCATGTTCGGCGCAACCTCCATCTCCGTGACCTGCGTCGTGTTGCCGTCGCCGTCCTTCGTGGATGTCTTGACGACACGCTGCCCGAGGGCCATCTGGATGTACGTGGATCGGGCGGCCTGCATCAGCGCCCCGCGTCCGTGCGCCAACGCTTCATTTATTCGCCGCGCCCTCCGCGTCAGCTCACCATCCTTCGTCCTCTCGTTCCTGAACGTGCTGAAAGTCTGCGGGACGAGACCGACACCGAACCTGTCGGCGAGCCCGTAGGCTATGGACGCGTCGGTGTAGCCCTGCGAGGCGAGCTTCTCGATCTCCTCGTAGAACTCGTCTCCGCTGTAGTCGAACTTGAATTTCCCGTTCGCTTTTTTTTGTCTTCCGGCCATAGGTGGTTATGAATATATATATATATATATCAGGAAAGAGATATGAAATCAGAGATGATGAGATAGATTCTGAGATATAGATATAATAATTTATATTATTTATATCCCCATAGAGAGAATACAGTAATATCAATCATTACCATTCTTGCGCTTTTTCACTCTGCGAACAGCTCGTCCAGCTGCCCGACAAGCGCCTCCCCGTTGATGAACTTCTCGGAAGGACTGTATCCGAACCGCGCGCAGAACCGCCTTTTCGCCTCGGAAGACGTGAAGGATATGGTCACGAAGCTGTCCGCCTCGTCCGCCCTCTCGGCCATCTGCTCCCGGATCTGCTCCTTCACCCTCTTCACGGCCTCCTTCCTCTGCTCCCGCAACTCGTCCGACGGTCTCTGCACATCCTTGATGTCACTGGCCGCCACGCTGATCTCCGGGGTCTCTATCCTCACCCCGAATGCGGCGAGGTCGAGGTTGGAGAATCCAGCCCTCCGCGGGTCTATCTGACCGAGGAGTATGCGCACCTTCGGCTCGTTCCACCGCCCCTGAGCCGACGGGTTGTTCATGAAGAAGTTTATCTCCATCTCCGTCTTCTGGTCCACGTCGATGACCTCGGCCTTGATCTGGTAGTCCTTCTCCGGGTAACCGGCCATCTCGTCCAGCAGCGACACCTTCTGGTGCCCGGACACGATGGTGTAGCCCGTCCCCCTGTTGACCACGATGCCGCCAAGCAGCCCGAAGTTCCTCAGCCCCCTCTTCAGCGTGCTCCGCTCGCTCTCCCCGATCTCCCTCGGGTTGTAGTCGGCGGGGTGTATCTGCGAGCGCATGAGGGTGGCGGTCTCGGAGGCCGTCAGTATCCTCTCCAGCCATTCGGGAACGCCCGTCCCGTCCGTCTCTTTCTTCTTTGCCATAGATATATTTATAAATTATTATCTTTCCGGCGGTCGGCCATGTAGAGGATGACCCCGGCCTGCGGAAACGCCTCCAGAATCTCAGCGAGGTCATCCGGGTAGTTCTCCCTCAGCCACAGGAAGCAGTCCTCGTTGAACGTGAGCCCCTGCGACTTGCCCCTGACCGAGTATCTCACCGGCTCCGGAAGCCTTCTCTGCCTGATGTACGCCAGCACCTCGCTGTTGCCCCACATCGACAGGGGGTAGGCGTTGCGGGTCTTCGGCTGTATGGCCTGGAGCTCATAGTCCTTGCCCCGCAGCATTATCCTGCGCGCCATGTTGTCGCTCTGCTTCATTCCGTACAGGCA